CATTTCAGAGGAATTATTTGATTAAGGTTTTACTTAAGGCGTAACAAATGATATTTATCGGCTAACTGAACTTCTCCTTTAGGATGTTTTCACTCCCCGAAATGGGGATAAAAGGCAAATAAAATAACTAAAGGATTTATTCAATGAAAAGCAAAGTACTGGCACTTTTAATTCCTGCCCTGCTCGCCGCAGGTGCTGCACATGCAGCCGAAGTTTATAATAAAGACGGCAACAAATTAGATCTGTATGGCAAAGTTGATGGCCTGCATTATTTTTCTGATAATTCGGCGAAAGATGGCGACCAGAGCTATGCGCGTCTGGGTTTTAAAGGCGAAACCCAAATTAACGATCAACTCACTGGCTACGGTCAATGGGAATACAATATTCAGGCAAACAACACTGAATCTTCAAAAAACCAGTCATGGACCCGTCTGGCATTTGCCGGACTGAAATTTGCAGATTACGGTTCTTTCGATTACGGACGTAATTATGGCGTAATGTACGACATCGAAGGCTGGACCGATATGCTGCCTGAATTTGGCGGTGGCTCTTATACCAATGCAGACAACTTTATGACTGGTCGAGCCAATGGCGTCGCGACTTATCGTAATACTGATTTCTTCGGTCTGGTAAATGGTCTGAACTTCGCGGTGCAGTATCAAGGTAACAACGAAGGAGCCAGTAATGGTCAGGAAGGCACCAACAACGGACGTGATGTTCGCCATGAAAACGGTGACGGCTGGGGTCTTTCCACAACATATGATTTAGGCATGGGCTTTAGCGCTGGTGCGGCATACACCTCATCTGACCGCACCAATGACCAGGTTAACCATACTGCGGCGGGTGGTGATAAAGCAGACGCGTGGACTGCCGGGCTAAAATACGATGCTAACAATATTTACCTGGCAACCATGTATTCAGAAACGCGTAATATGACCCCGTTTGGCGACAGCGATTATGCAGTTGCGAACAAAACCCAGAACTTTGAAGTTACTGCACAGTACCAGTTTGATTTTGGTCTGCGTCCGGCAGTCTCTTTCCTGATGTCTAAAGGCCGTGACCTTCACGCTGCCGGTGGTGCAGACAACCCGGCAGGTGTTGATGATAAAGATCTGGTTAAATACGCCGATGTTGGCGCGACTTACTATTTCAATAAAAACATGTCCACCTATGTTGACTATAAAATAAACCTGTTGGATGAAGATGACAGTTTCTACGCTGCCAACGGCATCTCTACCGATGATATTGTCGCTTTAGGTCTGGTTTATCAGTTCTAAATCCTCCTGCCCGCTGTTATGGCGGGCTTTTTCTGCTTATTCTTCCTCCTTTGATCTAAATTAAAAATGTGAACTCCGTCATTACACAAAAAGTGTCATCTGGCGTTACACTTTATGCGGATACTAAAACAGGAGGTTTTATGAACAGAACGATTCTTGTCCCTATCGATATTTCCGATTCAGAATTAACTCAACGCGTGATTAGCCACGTTGAGGCAGAGGCAAAGATTGATGATGCAGAGGTTCATTTCCTGACGGTAATACCTTCACTGCCCTACTATGCCTCTCTGGGTTTAGCGTATTCCGCAGAATTACCGGCAATGGATGACCTGAAAGCGGAAGCCAAATCGCAACTGGAAGAGATCATTAAAAAATTTAAACTGCCAACCGACAGAGTGCATGTCCATGTTGAGGAAGGTTCGCCCAAAGACCGCATTCTGGAATTGGCGAAGAAGATCCCCGCTCACATGATCATCATTGCTTCCCATCGACCGGATATCACCACTTATCTGCTCGGTTCTAACGCCGCAGCTGTCGTGCGTCACGCAGAGTGCTCCGTGCTGGTTGTGCGCTGACACTAACGCCCGCACATTGCTGCGGGCTTTTTGATTCATTTCGCAAATGTGCTGACATTTTCCCCTCTAATCCGTACCATACACGCCACAGTTTTTATATCAGATTTCTTATGCTGGGCGTTCCGGCATGACGCATACTCTTCTGATGCCATATAACGAATTGAGTCGCTTTTAAATGTCGCAAAATCAAGAAATTAGTAAGAAAGAACAATACAACCTGAACAAGTAAGGGCAAAAACTACAACTATCTGACACACAAGATTTTTATTTATTTTTCAGAATGTTAAGACACATCCACAACTACAATAAACCACGATAACCTACATTTTTTTTGCCCCATTTTTGCCCCTTTTGCAACGTTTTGCCCCATTTTTGCCCCACTCCAAAAGTCCTAAAACCACTCAATCTATCACCGGAAAATTGCGCATCCAGATCGAAAGTTTACCAGTCGGCCGCGGTTCGTTCTTGCATACAATGAACCGCGGCTTCTATCAATCTAGTCTGAGATCTCTAATCGATTTCAAATTCTCCAGATTACTCAACTCGCTTTTCATCTCCCGCTGGCGCTGGTAAATCGCATCGTTGCGCTCAACTTGCGCCTGATTCAGTATCGAATCATGCCAACGTCCATGATCGGTGAATCTACCAGCCAAAAATTATCAGGTTTTACTGTCAGGATTACCCACGCCGTGTTTGTTGTTGATGGCCAGGGTGGGAGCACATCATATGCCGGGTCATCGCATGAATCACGATAGCCGTATTCATCACGAAGCGGTGCCATTGCTGCAATGAGATTCACTGCTGTAACCTCGTTTCCAAGCTTTCTCTCAAAAAGTGCCACTCCTGCGGTCCCTTCCACCCATACACCTCGACTGTGACCACTGTATCCATAATCGGGGTGGTAAGGTGTGTAACCCGTGGCTTCGCGGGTGCCAAAAAAGAAACGCCCCATATACTTACGACAACGTACAGCTTTAGCCATGTCTATATTCGCTACAAACAGCCCGCCCCATGACGATTGATCGAGAGCCGCCGCGTTATCATAACTGGTTGGGTGTACTCCCTGCCGGAACCGGCCTTCCTCTTCCATCCAGAACCCCCTGATGATACTTTTTGCCAGCGCATCGGCGCGTTGAATGAAGCCGTCAAATTCCAGTCTCCCCATCAGTTCAAACAAAAACCAGATATCAACGTTATGCTCCAGTGCGCACCATTCGGCAACGAAACTGGCGTCAAATTCGCCATTTACATAACGACCAAGGCCGCCTTTATACAGGCCTTCACGTAAATCACCAGGGGCGGTTACCAGGAAAGAATCCAGCCAGCTGATGCCAGATAACAACTTTGCCCGAACAATATTTACCTGTGCTCCGTCCGGGTATTTCTCCAGATAGAACGCAAGGGCATAGTAAACCCATGCCGCATTGCCCAGTCGATAATAGGCGCGCGAAGACATGGCCGACAGCCTGTTAACAAAAAATTTCACCCCGCCGTTTTCATCAACAAGTGCACACAAACCTGAAACGTATCTTTCCACAGCTTCATGTCGCTGAACCATCAACGCCAGTGCTGCCAGCGCCTGGTCATACGTGTAACATCGGTCTTTCATCCCCCTGATTACGTCAGGATCTGCGTCCTCTGGCATCCAGTAACTACGAATGAGCAGCGGAAATTCCAGCGTTGTGATCCACGCATTATCCTCAATCCGAATAAGACGAAACTGTTTTGCTCCCGTCCAGCAACGTCTGAAATAGAAAGTTCCGTCACTATTCAAATTAGCGTCGCCGTTAAAATACTCTCCAGTTGTATAAGCATACATTTCGACTTTATACTTTTCAGGTTCAGGAATATCGCAATATCCGTTAACTGCACCGACATAATTAAAATCGATATTTTCTTTTATTTTTAAAGATATTGATGTATTAACAACCTCGGGTTGTTCCAGCTTCAGCATGGCTGTCGTACACCGCCTGCTAATATCGTTAAAATTTTCGAAGCGTACTGTGGAAAGCTGCCCTGCAACCTCCTGGATGTTATTTAATATTTGCCCTGCCTGTTCTGCACATGATGCTGCGATTTCAGCACTCTGCTGTGCCTGCACCACCATTTCCTCAAATCGTTTCACTACATCCGGCTTTAAATCGCCTTCATCAAGGGCAGTCAGAAAGTCGTTCAGCGTGCCGGGCTTTGAGTCGTCGTATACAGCAATGTCGCCAACATAGTACTCGTCGCGCCAGTCCTGTTTCAGATATACGCAATATTTTCCGGTCTGCGCCTTAAAACAGTACTCGCCACAGTTTCCTGTCACCACGTCGGCAACTGTGCGCATCACCACCTCTGAGGTGTTTACCCGGGATTTCAGAATTATGTGGCATCCGGACATGGGGATGCCTGCGCCATCTATCAGCGCACCTGATATCACTACAGACATAGTTTTTCTCGCGATAAATTAAATCAGGAAGAGGCTTCCGGAGAGACGGGCCATTCAATGGCGTTATATGAGGTTTTATCAGCGATGGTGCTGAAATCCATCGCCTGCAGCGATTTCGCGTAAATGCGCCAGGCTGTCAACTTTTCTTTTTCTTCATCACTGATGATTCCCAGAAGTAAATCCGTCTTCTTATCGGATATTTCCCGTTCGGCAATCGCAGTAAGACGTGCACGCTCCGACTCGGCCTGCTGCCGGTAGTCAACAGGGACCGGCAGTACTTCACCGTCTTTATAATACCAGCGGGCTTCAATACAAAATCCTTCCGGTAGTTCATCCACTTCCACAATGGTAAAACCAACGGGATAAAGGCGGGATACATCTTCCGCCATGGAATAAATAACGCCGGTTTCAGGATGTGTGCACAGCTTGTATTTCTTCGTGAACTTATCCAGTGATTCATAAAAATCCTGCCCGTCTTCACTACGGAAATACTGAATGCCTTCACCATAAGGCATATCTTCAGGGTAGTAACGCGTAACGTTTACGAGTTCCATTATTTCTCCTTAATTAACCTGATACGGATCGCCATGCACCATTGATATAAATCTGAGCCTGTTTGTAATACACGCCACCGATATTATCTGCAGAGTTACTGCCAGTGTCCTGAACATTAATGCCTGACAAAACACAACCAGAAGGTGCCCGAAACGTCCAGCTGCGCTCATTCCCACCAGGGTTGTAAAACACCTCACTGGTGTACTGAAAATTCTGCACGCCCCCTGATTTGGTCTGGTAACGGGCATCGAAATTTCCATAATTTGACGGGACCATCTGTCCGTTTACAGCGAACGTTATACTGTTATCCGTATTTCTCTGGCTGTAAAAATGCCAGCCGGAATCATCACCAAGCTCTGCAACTACAGGACGGGACGAATTGCCCCATAAATTAAACGTTGCGTTTTTCGTTGAGTTGTTGGCGCTGGATAACGTGAATTTTTTAGCATTTCCGGCCTGAATATTTTTTAACGCTATCGCCACACCATTCTGGAAACGAAATACATGCTGTCCATTCGCATAAACATCCAGAATGCCGTCGCCGTTTTGTTTTATACCTGTATCGTTATCCCCGAAAGCAATTGAGTTTCCGCCCAGCGCGTTCTGAACGCCGATACCCAGCGCACCATTGACCTGAGAACCGCCGCCAACAGACACTTTATGCGACATGGATATTTCACCCGTCCGCAGATTAATAGTGAACGGTCGAAGTGGACCAATATCGCCATTCTCGCCCTGACCTTCACTGGTAGGAATAAGGTGCAGGCACTCTTCCGAACGACGAAAAATCAGACCAAAAGCGTCGTTGAAAATCCTCAGTGCATTAACACCACGGATTTTCAGCTCCCCGGTCATCAAATCACCAGATTTTTTTACATATCGCAGATCAAAATCTGAATAGATATTGCCGGGGTTTATCACGCTGAAATAGCTTTTCTCGCTATCAAGAAGGCAAATTAAGGGAATACCTTTAATGATATCGTTCGCTACCAGCCCGGACTTGTTCCCCTTATAAAGTGGAAACGTACCAAGAACCTTTCCGCCCAGTGTCAATTGAAGCGTTGCGGCGTTGGTATTGTTCTGAACGGGGAAAACGATAATAGGAGTTCGTAGCGTCCAATCTGTACCTCCATTAACAAAAAACGTCGCGGGAAGCTCCAGCGTCAGTGCATTTGCAGTGCCGCCAGCGACACCCGCAATATAATGACCGCTCTGAAGCTGCGCTATCTGTACGAAATAGTTTTCCGATCCACGTGTGGCAAAGTTAGCCACAACGTCATTAAGGGACCAACCTTTCGCGGTTGTTCCTTCCTGCCCACGAATGACTTTCAGCACATCACCGCTTACCGATACCAGGTGACAAATCTCAAACGCTGACTCTTTATTATCGGTAAGCGTAATTTTTGCATAGACGCGTTGCCCGTTCGATTTATTTTCAAAATCGGCAGAAAGCAATTTTGCAAATTTAGCTCCCGTGCCCGGCATCACCGGAATATCAGTCTGAATCGTCGTAATATCACCAGCCAGTGCTGAAACAACGTTATTGCCGAATCCAAGAATCATTTTTGAATCACCGTTGTTGCATAGGAATAAATAAAAGGGAGTTTTACATATTTCTGGTCAATGGCATCTTTCAGAAAATAGCCTATACCATCACCATATTCTGGTATCTGAATAGAAAAAACACTGTCCGATACAGTCACGCTCACATCAAAAGTGTGCTGCAACGGCGGGTCTATTCCGTTTTTCCCATGAATGAACCGCGCCACACGGCGCTTTAACCAGTCAATGCAGAAATGCGAACCGTCAGCCTTATAAAAATTCCACGTTAATATTCGTTTGAAATAATCATCAGGTACATACGATGCCTGCCCCGGAACATAATTCCGCATTGCTGCATACGGGATCGTATTGTATTCAATGGTATCGTATGCGCCGCGTGCAATAGCCTCCTCGGAAACCTGTAGTAAAGGCCTTTCAACGCCATAAATCCCGAGTGCAATCCGGTCCAGTAATTGCCCGGTTATTGATTCCGATGTCCAGCATGGCAATGCCAGATTGTTGAGTGAATCGAGGTATTCCTGAGCAATTTCATTGTATGCATCAAAGAACGCAACAACATTCGGATCATCTCTGTACTGCGCAAATGGATAAGCAGGGAGAATTTTCTCAGTCAGATATTGCATACTTGTTGACCTGAACCTGTGATGCCACCGTTGAAAAATAGGAATAGGTATCGCCATAAACCAGGCTTGTGTCTTTCGCCGGAAGAACAATATGACCGTTAATACCAATGCTCACACTGATTGTTGAGATCAACGTCGCATCAACCAGCAACCTGACAGAACTGGTAAAAATATCCTGGATACGCAGAAGATTTATCGGGTGTCCGACTTCAATTGAATTGATGTAATCAGCAACGTTTTGCTGCACAGCCATAGCAATACCCGCCGGATCAACATAATCATCAGACACCGTGTTCCAGGTGATTAGCACCATGACGTTTTGTGATGACGGGATAACGAAAGGCACCTGATAAACGTCCGGCGAAACGGTTATTGAAACCGTGCGTTTTTCCACTACCGCACCGGATGGATTGCTTACATCGTTGGTCAGTTTCGAAATATCCGGTACAGATTTGTAAATCGCATAAGCCACATCATACGGATCACCGCCACCAACAACCGCAACCCATTTCCCCAGCGACGACTGCCGGAAAGAAATCAGGTTTTCTCGCACACCGCTTACTGATTTGAGCATAGCTTTAAAGCAATCCGGTGTTCCCTGCACACCAAACATGCCGGACTCCATGACTTCGGCGCGGTAAGATGCCCACGTTTGCGCCTCCTGACCGGGCATTCCTGCGGTAAAGTTGGTGCATTTTACAGGCTGGTCTTTGGGTACTGAGGTAATGACCTGCGTCACGGTCCCTTCCGGTACAGCCCATGAGCCTGACGTTGTGGCCACACAGTAGACTGGCTCAGTCTGCCCGTTTTCCGGTACCACGGTATCGCGGGAAACCGCATACTGGTAGTTGCCGTCACCGACAACAAATCCTTTAGGGATACCAAACCCCGGCAACGCCTCAAACACCACGTATACCGCCGTATTTGTACTTAATCCCTTCTGTGCTCCATATATGTTTCCGAGTTGCATCAGTAACGGAATATTCGCGCCGTATGGGCTTACGGAGTTAATAAGGTCCACCCGCGCCTGGTCTATTAATGCCAGCGCCCCGACAGCCGTGCTGGCAAGGTCTGTAATAAGCCCCGCCGGAAGGTTGGCTGTATATCCAGGTACTTTTTCAGCAACTCTAGTGATAAGATTCGCGAGCAAATCATTGGGTGGCGTAGGCTGCGCACCCGCACTGGTCATAGTAATTGGTATTTCTGACATATTTACTCCATTAAAAAACCCGCTTTCGCGGGTTTTTTACTTATTCAACCTCTTCTAAACTGCTCACTCTGGACCCTCGGCGGAAATTATCATCATTTTTAACATACTCGTATGAATCCAGAATCAAACCAGATATGCGAAGTATATCTTCCGGATTAGTTATATGTATCCTTTTAC